TAACGGATGTGATAAATCTGATGCATCAACAGTAGAAACATCTAACTGTGCGGCTGAAATACCTGTTGTTGTACTACCATCAGCAGCTCCTTTGCCTGATTCGGCTGAGAATTCTGCACCCTCAAAGATAGTAGCGATTGCTGTCGCTTTGTCTGTGAGAGAGGCATCTGAACAAATTATGAAACGCTGCATCGGGTTGTCATACACAAATCCGATAATATCAAAGTTTGTATCTGCACCTGATCCGGGCCAGTAATTTGAAAAGACTTTTTTGCCTGTGGTTGAAGATACATATTCACATCCTGCAAATACGCCTACAAATTTCAGAGTGTCACCAGAAGCAGAACTTGATACAGCGATCTCGCCGCCGTTTGTTGCGATAACTGGTGAACCTTGGTAAATTGCAGAAGCACTTGAGTCTATGAAATATGAGTTTGTTCCTTGAGTAGCAGGTGTGCTACCAGCAACATTGATTGGCTTCAAACCGAAACCAACATTCACATTAGCCATTTTAGCTCCTTCTAAAAGTTACTCGGAAGATTTTTCTTTTCCTCCGAAGGTTACACGACTTGACCTATCAATATTGATAGGCATTGAAGGATGTTGTTCCCTCATTAAGTTTTCGTCAACGGCTTTCATTTGGTTGCGAGTCTGCTCTCGAAAGTATTCAGTTCTTTCTTCCACCGTCTCATCTGGAATTCGTGCCAACATTAAACCACCGACACCGATAATTCCTTTGTTTTTACCTTCTTCTATAACTGGATACTTGTCAGCTTCTGGACCATATTCATCTGCCCTAACTGGCTCCCACCCTTCTCTCATCTTAGCAAACACATTTGTTTTATCATCTTCGCCTTGTATGGCAGTTCTGATCCACCTATGTGTATACCCAGGAGGAGGAGGAGGTGCATCCAACTTAGATGGAGGCGACCAAGGTTTTCTCCTTGTATTATTTGCACGAGTCTTAGTTTCTCGTGTTGTTCTATCTATAGCCATATTTTACTCCTTTACATACTTAGCATATTCTTCAAGCGGAACATTCAACCGTTTCGCTATCGCAATCTGCGATGGAGTCAATTTGACTGTTCTGCGTCCCTTTGGTGATACCGTCTTTGAGGCGGTGGCTCCAGCAGAGGCGACTCTGGGGCCAGAGGATTTCTTTGTCTCTCCAAACTTATGTGGAAATTCACTTCTAATCCTGTTATCTAGTTCAGTGTAATACTCTTCTGTGTTTGGATCAACCCCCTCTTCTTCAATTAATGACTTATGTATACCAAAAGCAGCATATGTCATCGTTTGATCTTGTCCAAACCACTCATTTTGTGATGCCCATTTCTCGGCTCTAGGGTCTGGTTTTGGAGGTGGAGGAGGTGCAGCAGGTTGTGCTGGTGCAGCACCATTTGCTTCTGCTTTTTTAGCCTCTTCTTCTCTCTGTTCTTTGAGTTGATTTAATCTGGCTTCTTCTAAAGCTATTTTAGATATTGCTTGTTGAGCTTCATACATCGCATCAGCATCCCCCGCCTCATAAGCTTTTCTGTAAGCTTCTTTGGCAGCAACACTTTGAGATTGAACTCTCGTGTCAAACTCACCAACATATGTTGTGTCTAACTTATCTAGTTTTGCTTTAAGCTCGTCATTTTGTTTTTTTACAGATTCTGCAAACTGTACTGCAGCGATTCTTTGTTCTTCTTCATCTCTGAATTTTTTAGTAAGCTTGGCAATTCGTTTCTTTACCGAAGCCGAATAATCAGAGAGGTCGTCATCTTCTTCTGTTTTCTTTACTTCAACAACAGGTCTGTTTTCATTAGACTGTGGTTGAACGTCATCTTCTTCTTTTTCTTTTTCTTCTGCATCGTCTAGTTCAATAACTTGACCTTCCTCTTCTTGAGGCTCGGTCTTCTCGATGTTTTCTTGCATACTTAAACTCCGTATGTTTTGATGTCATCGGGATTAACAATGGTTGCAATGACTTCATCGTCATTGATTATCCTAACTTCTCCTCCTTCTATGTTGAATCGTGACCCAGCGTAGCGACCAATACAAACCCAATCGCCTTCCTTACACCAAGGTCCCTCTTCTCCGAACTTATCAAAATCTTTATACGCAAGTGGTCCTAACTTAACCACATAAGCAACAACAGTTGCTCTCCCTTCCTTTTCTCGAATAGAGTCTGGTACATGAATACCACCATCAGTTTTTTCTTTTCCCATGTATGGCATAACTAATACACGCCATCCAGTGGGTTGAGGTACTCTTTCTGTTAGGGATTTATTTTTTGCTTCTTTTTCAGCTTTTTCTTTAGCTTGTCTTTGCTTTAAAACGTATTCAGGTACTATTAAAGTCATCGTCTGTTTTCTCCAGCAGGGTTCTTAATTGCTCTAGTGCGTAGGTTAGACCCTGGATTTCACCTACCATTGCTTTATAACTAGCCATATCAGAAGCATTACCACTCGTCAAGGATATACTTACATCTTCTATACGAGTATTCAATGTTTTTTTATATTTGTGTAAAAAATCTGTGACTTTCACTAGTTATCCACCATATGTAATTGATGAAAAGTCGCCACCTTTTGTTGCCTCATATTCGGGAGTCCCTGGTGTGGTGGCTTGCATAAGATCATAAAAAGAAATATTACTAGGAATGTTTACGTTCTCTTTTATAGATGTTTGAAATGCATCTTTTATTGCATCTGCAGCCGTTTTTGTTTCAAATGCATCTCGCACTTCTTCTACTTGAGCTGGAGATAAACTAGCTATACCAGAAAGAGATGCATCTCTTCCACTCATCATTCCGCTAAAATCTTTGTCTGTTACACTAGGAACTGAAGTAGGAGTAATACTGCCTATAGCATCTGTCACTGCATCTTTTACTTGAGAATATGCTTGTGGAGCAAGACTAGCCACAGCATCGTATGCATCTAATCCCATGGCAGTAGTTCCACCAGTTAAACCAAGTGCAGCTATATCTGCTATGGTTCCTAATGATTGATTACCCGAAAGTGCTGGATCTTTTGCTGGGTCATATCCAATACTACCTTTAACAGCATATGATTCTGGAGGACCTATCATAGCACTAAACAACCCAGGTAAAGTTCCCGTAGCTGCCAAACCAAAAGCTGATCTGGCTAATGCATCCATAGGTGTTCCAGTTCTTTGAGCCGCAATAGGACCTAATGCTGTCATTTGACCAACTGGACTACCAAAACCTCCAAAAACTGATTGAATTCCAGATCTTGGTTGATTTGCTGGTTGAGTAGGATCATAACCTATCATATCTGGATTGTTATTAGGGTTAGCACTAACTCCTATGTTTTTACCTGCTATAGCTTCCATATCATCAGGACTATGCTGCATAGAATAATCTATATTTTCTGGATCTATTCCAAAATATTTACTAAAAAAACCTTTATATCCATAAGGGTTTGTGGCAGTTATGCCTAAAGCACTTTTCATAGCGTCTATATGAGAATAGGTATCTTTACCAAACCCAACACCTGCTTTAGAATAGTTAGTGGTTACAGATTTATCTGCTGCGGCAGCATCATCGCTAAAACCTCCAATTCCACCTAGTCCAGCAGCACCTGCACCAGCGGTGCTTACGTCTTCAGATAAACCAATATCAGACACTAAAAAATTCCTTTAAATTTTTTACCTTTGACTTGAGCACCACAACCTCTGAAAGCACCACCGTCTCTCATTTTTAATGTACCACCTTTTTTCTTGAAACCCATTTCAGCAACAACATCTGGTCTTTTCTTTTTCAAAGCTTGTAAACCTTTAGCATCTTCTGGGATTGGCTTTAAACTAGTTCCACCACCTAATTTTTTACTCAAAACTATTTTTCTTATTTTATCTAAAGCATCCTTTTCACTTATCTTTCCGCTCGCTGCTGCGTTTTGAACATTTTTAAATTGATTAACTTTTGCTTTACCAGGGTTTTTAGTATCTAATTTGGTTATTTTACCTTTGTTTGCTTTAATCGGCTTTACTTGATTCATTGTGCTCTCCAATACAGAAGATCCCCCGTCTTTGAGTGCTCTTCCCTTTTTCACTAAATTATTAGCTTGATTATATGACATACCCATATCTTTTGCAAACTGCCTAATCCTTGCCATGTGCTTTCCTTATCTGTTCTTTACCTTTTTTAAATATTGCTGCTATTTTATTTTTTTTCATTACTTTTGCCCGTTGCTCACCGACTGTAAGTATTTGTATCTTTCTCGCATAAGACTTATTGACTTTCTTAACTTTGGCAACCGTTGCTCTGGCATCAGCCTCTGTAGCAAACTTGATTCCAACCGTATCTTTAGGGTTTTCATCCGTGTATAAACGTCTTCCAGAGCCTTTTGGTTTCTTACCAGTTCCAACTTTAGGATCTTTTCTTTTTGCCATTTTTCAAAACACTTTTTAATATTTTAGCTTGTTGAGCATGTGTCTTACTAGCTTTCTGTAATCCTTTCATAACTTTTTTTACTTTTTTTGTTTTCATTATTTTTTCTTGAACATCTTTGCAGCTTGTCCAACTCCCTTGATTCCAAAACTCGCACTAATTGCAATATATAAGAGGTACTGATACCAGTCTGGAAGAGTTGCCAATATATCAAATCCTTCTTTAACATACTCTTTCATCCCAGGTATGAAAACTAAAATAGCAGGAGCCAGTAGGACTACTAATGCAAATTCGTCTTTCCAAGAATCCACTGTAGCATCAGCCATCTTACCTTCCCATGCGACCTCACCTGCTGCAACCTTTTCTGCAACAGTTGCACGAGCACGAGCCTCTGCAACTTTAGCTTGTCCTTCTGCCTTTGTTTTTTCGACTTTGTTCTCAAACCAAGTTCCAGCTAAACTAGCTATGGGTCCTATTAAAGCTTGAAGCACTCCGTCCTCCTACATACACAAATCTTCATACTTTGTCGTATGAAGTCTGTGTTTTGATAATTCTCTAGCAGAGCTAATACCAACTCTACCGTTTTTTGTTAACATGTTAATAATCCATTTTATCATTTTTTAAACCTTTTATCTATCCAGCATTTACCATAATATAAGATAAAAAGCCAAATTGTAAATAATATTCCCTCAAAATAAGACAAATCATTCCATGCGTTTAAAATTACACCACCATCCATGTTAGCCTCTCCTTTCTTTCCATAGCCATGCAAGAAAAAACAGAAAGCCTACCACTGTGCAGAACAAAAGAAACCATCCAATATATTCCCAGATTTTTCGTATTAGTTCTTGTCTAGCGTAAACTTCTTCTTTTCTTTTCTTTCTAATATCTGCTTCCATTTGTAAAATTTCATTCCATGAATTAGCTCCGTAATGAAAATTTATGAAAGTCTTTAACTCCTGACGTTGAGCCTCAAGTTTCTTTTTTGCAGTAAAAGCTTCTATTGCACTAGCCTCTATCTCATTACCTTTGAATAGTTTTACTAAGGGTGATGCGTTTTTTGCAGATTTCTCTGCATTATCAATATCACTTAATGCAGACATCCATCGACCTAAGTCTTGACCCATGGATTCTATCTCACGACCTGCTTGAAAACCGCGTTTGATCGCATTAAATGCCGTATTTGCAGCGGTTATAGCGACTCCAATTGTTGCTGGATCCATTTTTTACTTCCTTAATGCAGCTTGTGTATTAATTCTGTATATATTAACGTCATTTCTGTCGTCTGCTATTTTTTCTTGTAGACCTGACCTCTGTTGTGCTAACTCAAACGCTTGTTGTAGTTTTGCTTGATCAATCTGGAAGTTCATTTGATCGTTTGCTACTTTTCTTTGTATTTCAGCAGTGTCATTCTCTAATTCTTGTTGTCTAATCTGCACAAGTGGGTCAACTTGTTGTGGTGGTTGTAGAGAAGGCATAACTTCAGCCAATATTTCACCAATTTGTTGTGCAATAGCTGCTTCAATAGCTGCTGGATTGATTTGAGGAATTGGTTCCCCTCTTTGTTGAGCTTCTTTCATTGAAATTTCAAAAAATTTCGTTACTTGGTCTCTCGCCATCAGTCCAACATGCTCTTGAACATGTGCTTGTAGCAATGCAAACCCTTGTGGATTGACTTGTGCCGCTGGTGTAGCCAAAAATGTTACATGAGCACGGACATGAGCCTCATGATCTTGATCTGGAAACACTTGTAAAGGCGCTGCTTTAATAGAATTAGCGTTTTCTGTGGCTGGATCTACTGGTGCAGGCGGTTGTGGAGGAGGTAAAATGCTGTCAATGTTCTTAATATCGAGTGCATCGTACATTCTCCTAAAAGCTTCGTACTGATTATGTATCTGTGGAGCTTGTTGTGCCATTTGCAACTGTGTCTGGGCCAGTGACAAGCGCTGTGCCATAGAAAAAATGCTCGGATCTGACACTGGAAGTATGTCAATACGCCCATCAAAGTCAGATTGCATGATTTGTGGGTTAACATTACCTACAGAATATGGATATGGCACTGGATTTTCACTAAAAATTTCTGCTAACATGCGAAATTCTTGTTTTTGTGCGTAATGTAAACGCTTATGTATGCTTGAAATAATCTTTGAGCCTTGCTCGATCAATGCAACAGTCGTTCCAACTGGTGCTTGTGAGTTAACATCACTAATTTTTGCATCTGCGACTTGTGCAAAACGTCTACCAGAATCAACAACTACACCTAAAAGCTGTGCTAATGTACCAGATGGCTCTTTGTATGGCAGTGGGATGATTGAATTTTTGAGATCCCCACCTGGGACATCGATGTCTCTGAACTCACCAGGATTAAGAGGCTCGTCATCATTACGAATACGAACACCCCTCGCTTTGAAACCCGCGGGAAGATTTGATAAAGTACCTGCATCTATTAACTGCCTTAGTATTGAAGTGGCTGCACGAGACAAACCACCAATTGTGTGTAGTAACCCGAAACCATAAAAGCCAAAACCTGGTAAAAATTTAAAATGTACAAAGTATTGTCGCTTCCTTCTTAACGAATCTTGTTCCCTATAGTTCCTAACCACCGATAAAACTTGGTTCGAGTTCTCATCAATCGTGACAATGTACGGCAACATAATGCCATTCGGATCCTCAAAACCTTCAAGATCGAGATCCACATGGACTTCCAACAATGTATATACATCATCAGAATAGTTAGGATGGAGTCCTTGCAACTCATCAGTAGTTCCTTGGATACTTCCTTCATCTTCTCCAGAGTCTGAAGTAGATAATTCCACATCTCTATATACTCCTGCTACTTGTAGTTTTCTAATATCATTATACGACATTTTAACTACATGCGTAACCCTCTCCGCCGTCATTAAATCAGACGCAGAATATGGAACAACTAAATCTTCTGCTGGAACAAACTTAGAAACGGCTCTTTGTTTGGCTTGATCAAAGTAAACTTTCTTAAAAGTAGAACCCGTAAGTGGCAAATAAAATAACATTTGATCTGTGTCTGGATCATATTCTTCCATAACTTCCATGATCTGATAGTTCATGAAATCTTTTACTCTTTGAGCTTGATCTTCTGTTTGCTGGGTAGGTACACCTAATATCTGTGTCTTTACAGGTCCACCACTTGGTAGCATCTCTTTATATGCCTGGGATTGAAACTGTGTTGTCGCCTCACTCAATAATGGATGAGTTACCCCACTCGCACCAAGAAAAGGATCACTTCTGTCTTCGTAATTAATTCCTAATAAATTAAGTCCCTTGGCAATGGCTTCTTCCCAATCTTGCCTTGACTCCATGTCCTCTCGAACTTTGTTTTGTAAATCTGAAGACAACGAGCCTAAAACAGATTCATCTAAAACTTCGGCTAAATTTGCATCATGGTTGTATGGTTCAGCTACAACTTCTACAGTTTCTTCTGTAGCTAATTCAACCCCCTCTGGTAAATCGTCCAGGGTCGGTGGTAATTCGATATCTAAACTGTCTTCTTCGGGCATTATATCTCCACCAGCGCCCATTGACTTTTCAACCATGCCTGCTATTTGTCGCTCTGCCATTATGTAATCCTCGTTACTCTTTTTTTGCCTGGAGCCAGTATATCAGAAAATCTGTTTTTAACTAATTTTCCTTTTTTAATCGGCTTTTTCTTTTTCTTCTTCACTAGAAAGTGCCTTTGAACGTTCCACCACGAGCTTTCATTACACCACCCATGTTCATTTTTTTGATGGTTCCCCCAGCTTTTGCATTTCTGTCTGGAGTTTTTCTAACTTTCTCTTGTTGTTTTTTTAAATCCTTGTCAGACATTATTTTTCTGTTCATTTCTTTCATGTCAGCTTTTGTCTGACCTTCGTATGGATTCTTTTTCTTTTTTGTTCTAACTGGTTTTAATTTACCACCTTGAAAAGATTGTGGGTCTGGAACTATTAATGTGTCGTGATTAAATTCCATTGTCTTTTGACTATCAGCACTTTTAAGTCCAGAGTTAAGTTTTTGTAACATCTTAATTGTAGTGTTGTGCTTCTTAGCTATACTACCTAAAGTATCGTTCTTTTTTACATCAATTTTCTTAGTTAATTTACTAGATCCACCTGCTTTGATTGCTTTTTTTAAATCACCAAAGAAACTTCCAGTTGATTGTCCACCACCATCTCTCTTTTTGACGGGTTCTGGGTCTATGTCAGCTATGATTTTTCTTACTGCCATTGTGTCTTGATTTTTAAGAAAATCATATTCGTCTTTTCCATAATTTTTTTTATAAGAAGGACCATACTTTTTTAAAATCTGTGCCTTACTCATTTTACTATAATCTGCCATGTTTTACTCCTAGTAATACTCTCTTGCTCTTCGAGGGAACCAATCCTCTGGCTCTTCCTCACCTTGTAGTGATATAAAACCACCTTGCCTAAAACGCATAATAGCCATTGTCATACTATCACAATAGTCATCATGATCGCCATTCGGAAATGAAGCTACCTCTTCTATAACTTCATCT